CCTGGACCGTCGCATCAGTTGGCATTGCTGTAAAGGTTCTAATAGAATTTATTTTAATCTTTTCCTCCAGTCTTAATTCTTCTTTTAGGGAATTTGTTGCGATATACGTGTAATACTCATTTGTTAACATTTCGTCCCAATCACATAGTAACCACTCTCGCATTTCATCTCTTCTATTCTCGAAGAGTTCTTTCTTTGTTTTAAACAACGTATTAAATGGATAACCAGAGGATGTCGTTAGATCTAAATCATCTATTACTTCATCTACTCCTCTCACTTTACTTTCCATCATATATGGTCCAAATTGACGGGACAACCAAGCCCACGCTAAATTCATATCTTCCACTTGTTGTGAATCCATATATTTTATCTCTTTTGCATATTTTGACAATGAGATATACGCCGCTTCTGGGTTTGGTGTTGGCAAATCCCAGCCTTCAGGTTTTTCAATATTATTTTTATCCATGAATACTTTCACCACTGGATCAAGACTCCTCTTGTTCACATATCGTGGGAAGCGGGCAACCATCCCTACCTCAGTAAAATACTTTCGGTCGATGTACCTATTATAGTTTTCGCTTCTATAGACATTTATTTTAAAATTACATGCCCCATCCTTCGTCATAAACTCGGAAGGATACCGTTCATAGAACGGCCTCTCTATCAAGTCATCTGCTCGAGGGGGCGGGACCGAAAAGCCAGTCCGACATGTGTTGGATTAGAATTTGAACTCATTAAATCTAAAAATTCTTGGGTTATCGGTTCAAATCTGCCAAAATCCTTGGCATTTCCATGGGTCCATAAGCCCACAATTTTTCCATCTTGATCCAAGACAGGGGATGTGCATACTCCTGAATAAGTAATTGCATTGCACCATCCACGAGGACTAGCAAAGCCTACCATTGAAACTGGTGCTTTTTCCTCTCCGGTAATGTAACCATAAACAGTTACTATTCCGGCCTCCTCCATAATTCTCAAATCTTTCTTTTTAAAAGGGGAGGGA